ATGCTCACCGTTAAGCAGATTGAAGCAGCAAAGCCGAAAGAAAAACCATACCGCCTACTCGATGGTAATGGCCTGTACCTTTATGTCCCTGTATCCGGAAAAAAGGTCTGGCAGCTTCGCTACAAGATTGACGGTAAGGAGAAAATCCTGACTGTCGGAAAATATCCGCTTATGACTTTGCAGGAGGCAAGGGATAAAGCATGGACTGCGAGGAAAGACATCTGGGTTGGCATAGATCCGGTAAAAGCGAAAAAGGCTTCGTCTAACAACAATTCCTTTAGCGCCATTTACAAGGAATGGTACGAGCACAAGAAGCAAGTCTGGTCTGTAGGGTATGCGACTGAACTTGCCAAAATGTTTGATGACGACATTTTACCCATCATCGGCGGTCTCGAGATTCTGGATATTGAGCCGATGCAACTGCTGGAAGTAATCCGCAGATTTGAAGATCGCGGTGCAATGGAGCGAGCCAACAAAGCCCGCAGAAGATGCGGCGAGGTTTTCCGTTACGCTATTGTCACTGGTAGGGCTAAATATAACCCGGCACCTGACCTTGCTGACGCCATGAATGGATACCGCAAGAAAAACTTCCCGTTTCTTCCTGCAGACCAGATCCCGGCATTTAACAAAGCACTGGCAACATTTTCAGGAAGCATCGTATCGCTCATTGCGACCAAAGTTTTACGCTACACAGCCCTCAGAACAAAAGAGCTTCGTTCCATGCTATGGAAGAACGTCGATTTTGAAAACAGGATTATCACCATCGACGCCAGTGTGATGAAGGGACGCAAAATTCATGTGGTTCCTATGTCAGACCAGGTGGTTGAACTTCTCACTACGCTAAGCTCCATCACTAAACCAGTATCAGAGTTTGTTTTTGCCGGGCGCAACGATAAGAAGAAGCCAATCTGCGAGAACGCGGTATTGCTTGTGATCAAACAAATCGGCTATGAGGGTCTGGAAAGCGGTCACGGATTCAGGCATGAATTCAGCACAATTATGAACGAGCACGAATGGCCTGCTGACGCTATTGAAGTGCAACTGGCACATGCCAACGGCGGATCTGTACGCGGTATTTACAACCATGCTCAGTATCTCGATAAGCGCAGAGAAATGATGCAGTGGTGGGCGGACTGGCTTGATGAAAAGGTGTCATAGAAAAGCAGCGCAAAGCCTTGCAAACCGATGATGATACTGCCGGCGATCAACACTGACGCCAGCAAGCATGAGAAAGAGCAGATAAGCCGAACAGTTCAGGAAATGTTTGAAGAGGCTGATATGTGGCTGGTTTCAGATTAAACGCCTTGAACCGTCATATTGCTTAAGTACAATCCGCCATGACTGGCAATCATTCAATACTCGCACTATCGAACGTTCGCCAGTCGGCCGCAATCATGCTCCTGCATACGGCGTGGTTGCGGCATCAATTCACATCTCAACCAGTCAATTTTCCCTTGCAAGAAATTCAATCCCGGAAGCAGGTAACCTGCCAATTCAGGTGATTTTTATTTTTGTAAAGCAGCTATAGTAAGTTTCAATTCTGTAATTTGCGCTTGCAGGTTCTGAATGCATCCTAGCAAATCCATTACAATTGGGTTGTTGTCTATAGACGGACGGTCTGCATACTGCTGGTTGACAAGCTGGCCTTCTTCATTGTAAACCTGACTGCCAGGTACCGGAAATTGGTTGTGCTTGACATATTGTGGTGCCACATCTTCAGCTTCTTCTGCAATAATCCCGAAACGGACACGCGCCAGTTCATCGTCATTATACACGAAATTAACCATACGCAGTCCCATAATGCGCCGCATTGCTTCGCAGGTGTCTGCATCCTCTATATCCTTTTTGTATTCCCTTCCGGACGTCCCCTGTACGGCAAGAACTCCCGGCGATGACGGCAGAAGTGACTCTATCTGGTTTTCGGGGGTATTCCGGTTATTTTTTTGTATTATTGAGCCTCTCGAATTGGCAGCAACTGAAGCTTCAAGAGAGACACGGGCACCAACATCCGTCGCAGCACGAGAAGTATTCTGTACTCCAAGAATTGCGTACCCTGTTGTAGAAATGTTTACCTGCGAAAAAAAAGGGCTGCTTTTTTGACCAAGGCCAATATTATTTGCCGCATCCGCAGGGGTTGCTCCTCCCGTCCCACCTTGAGCAACACTTAACGGCGTTGTCAGTCCTGTAAGGCTGGTAATATCTGAGTTGTTCCCTTTTTTAGCCTTGTCACTGACGCTGTTGATTAACTTTTTCGCTGACGGCCCCGTTGTCTGGCTGGTATCAGGAAGCGTAATGGTTACATCACCGTCCGCAGTGAAAAATTGCTGCCAGTTCTGCTTATCGTAATTCAGTCCTCGCAATGCCTCAGCGCTTTGAGCCACCAAGGCAGCCGTGACCATGTTCAAAGCAACACGAGGCACGGCAGACCACGCAGCGCCGGATTGTGTCGGGCCTGTGTAAACACTAACCAGCGTCAGTGATGTATTGTTATTTACTGCTTTAACCGGAAGTGTATAAGGGATGCCGCCGACAGTTACGACAATAAAATCGCCAGCAGCAAGTTCTGCTGTAAACGCTGTGCCGCTGCCAGTAACAGCATCTGTGTTATTGGTAAGAGTTAAGGTTCCTGCTGACATGAATATTTCCTCAATACATATCCGGAAGGACAAGAATTGGCATATTGATATTTTGATTAAATGTCATATCAAATCTGTTGTCATTGTAATTACCAACAACCTGATTATACGCTGACCGGATGCTTCCACCTGACATTACCACGCCCTTTTTCCTTATATTAAAATATCCATCCACTCGTCTTGACTGCGCACCTGTAAATACTATCTGGCAATATTTATCACCTACATACTGATTACTGTCGGTCATGATTAATTGCTGGTCATATACAAATGGTCGCTTCACTGTTGAAAATGTTACCTGTCCTGCTGAATTTGTCATGGTGATGCCATCACCGGCTACAGGAGCGGTATTATTGAAAATTACCAGTTCCATTGTTACAGATGCGGAAACATCATCCCGTCCTGAGTAACTGATGTCTCTTACAATAATATTTGCTCCATCAAATCCTACAGACACATTATTGTTATCCCACTTCCCGAATGGTATTCCTGATACGGGAAGCGCCATCGAGCCGTTGACTGTCACCGTGCCAACATAAGCACATGTCATTAATCTTGCCTGATTCGAAATTGCAGTGAAATCAGTAGAGTTGGAAACGAGAAGTCCTTCGTTGTAAGTAGCAGCAGGGAGAATTTCAAATACAGTTCCTGCCCAGTTTGGTATTCGCTGGTAGTTTCCCCTGTTTGTACCGTTAACAGTCACACCGTTGTCTCCGTTTCTTGTAACGGATGTCATATATATCGGTAAAACTATCCATGTCTGATTGTCTGCGAACTCCTGAACGTCAACCGGACGTGTCGGTAAAACAAAAACTGTGGAGCCTGACGTTAATGGAGTATTAACCTGAAACTGGTTTGCTCCCGTACCGTAACCAGCAAAACTTGTGCAGAATGACGGGGCACGGAGCCCCGCTGTAATCGCCATCGCAGGACGGCCATCGTTATAATCTATCAGTATTCCTTCCGGCATATTTTGTCCTACCATCGCCCAACGACAACGCGCCCGCCACCAGGTAGATTTACCGTGACGCCATTGCCATTTATAACAACCGTGTTGTTTTCACCGTTAAAGGCAAACTGGCCACTGTCAGCGTAAAGTTTGCCATGCAATTCAGCATTTCCATTTTTATCAATGCGCCAGCCAGTTGAACCCGCGACGAAGTTATTCGACTGGATGTAATTACCAATTTTGGCATTGCTAATGCTGCCATCCTGAATTAACGCATCTCGGATAAATACCTGTCCGTTATAGACGAAAAACGCAGCGGTATAGTTTCCAGGATCACTTCCGGAATAAATGCCAAACTGATCAGCGGCAAAAACCACTGTTGATTTGTATGAGCTACCGTCAGGCTCAATGGACATGCCGAAACCGGTATTGTATTTCACACCGTTCCTGACAATCCCCATATTGAGTGTGTAAGAGGCTTTTGCAGTCCCATCACTATTTACCTCAGCTGTCATCTTCTGGTTAACGGCTGATGTAAGGCTACCTTCAGGGCCAATCTGCGCCTGAACATATGTGGACAGGTCAGCAAGTCCCTGCTCAGCAGTCGCTACCGTGGTTTTCACGACCAGGATATCGGCACGTACCTCACCGTACTGCTGATACTGGTGCTCAACAGTGCCGTGGTTCGCCAGCGAATTTTCCATAATTCCTTCGAGGTTGGTATCGACCCCATCTTTAACATTCTGGAATGCATCTGATTTTTGGATGCCGTCATCAATAAGGTCCATCAATTCACCGGTATCCATCGAGCATAATGCCGGCACTTCAACGAATGCTGATGCACCGAAAGCGTTAATCGTCCTGATGTACCAGTAATAGGTGTGACCTGCCTGTAACTGATTGCTGGTCCATGTGGTACCAACTCCCTCTCTGCTGGCATTTCCCTCAACAGTTGAAGTGGATGTATCGGGGAGTTTTGCCTCCCCTGACGTCCAGAAATCAAACTGCGTGGAAACGTTGGTTATGGCCGCAAGTCTGGGGATCATCGTGACTGCAAAGAACCCCTGCTCAATATCGACGTGCGATGGCGGCGGAGGCGCTTCAATGCTGAACTCCAGATAACCTTCCGGCGATTCTGCCCCCATCTGGTTAACAGCAATAACATGAGCGGTATAGGTATCTTTTGGTAATCCGTTAAGACGCGTGAACGTCCCGGGGACCTGGACGGACATGACCATCTGGCCATTGCGACGAATGATCACTTTGTTGTAGACCACCTGTCCGATGTTCTGCCATGACAAAATCCCCTGTACGACCTGACCAATTTCCTCCACGGTGTATTTCAGGTTCTGCGGCTGCGCCACGCCGCCTGATGGCAACTGAGTAAACGGTGGTCGCTCGATCGGTTTACCGATGACATCGCCCCAGACATCTGCTGTTTCCTGCTTCAGTGTCAGTTGGACGCCATTCTGAACGCCGAACTTCCAGTCAGTTACCCGCATCTCAACATTCACGATACCGATAGACGGGAAATTCACCTTCACATACATTCCAGGGCGATAACGGTACCCACTCAGATTTAACGTTACGTTCATCGTCCTGGCGATGCGAGTGCGCTTTAACTTCACGTCTGCCAGACGCTGGGCCTGAAATTCAGAGGTCACAAATCGCAGCTTCATATCCTGCGATATTTCTACTCCGTCTTCCGTCACCCATTCACCGACAGACACAGAGGGGAAATCAGCTTCGGTATACCCCTGTTGCGGATCAACAAACGTCCCCTTGATGGTGTTAACGCGTTCCGCCTGAGAGACTTCCGGCATGATTTCGATATCACCGGCCAACTGGCTTTCAGTGATCACTTCGGTAGCTGGTCCGTAATACGCCCCGACCAGAAGGCCATGTTTGCCAGCTGTATACGTTACATCCCCGGCGCACGCTGCCAGCATCCCTTCCAGAATACTGACTTTGTTTTCACTGAGATCGAACTCACCGTTGATGGTATAGCGCTTCTCAACAGTATTGCCGCCAGTAATCACATCCTCATCACAGATATTCGCCGCTTCCTTAAACTGGTCCCAGAGAATATCGGTGTCAGGAACTTTCAGGTAATTGCGGTAATAGTCCAGGATAACCAGCGCCGCATTATTGCTGTAACCCGTTAACCCGGTACGCGGGTCATAAATAGCCCGCCCCTGCTTTTCTACCTTGATGTTAGGGATACCTGCCGGGAATTTTTCGGCATTGAATTTCAGGGATACGCGCAGCCAGGTGATCCCTTTCCCGATCATATCTTCTTTCCATGACGGGCAGTTTTCCAGCATGTAAGGATCCGCCGTCTGTCGGTTGGTGTGCACCTCGAAAAAGGCATGCTCAGGATAGCTACTGATCGGTTCGTCACCCAACCAGACAGTCTGTACACCTGATAACGGGTGTCCCGCCAGGGCAATGGCCAGATGCAGCATTTCGCCATCATCCTGTTCGCCAGCCTGCTCTTCGGAAAAGAACAAAGTGCCCGCCGACGTTGAGCGACCGTAAACAACGGTTTTGGCACTGGCCGCAGCGCGCAGAACCTGTTTGCGTTCAGACGTATCACGGTAGGAATTCAGCGACGGGGTCTTGGTCAGCGCCTGAGTGGCAATCTGTGCGGCGACGGTGATAACCATCGCAATGGCATACATTTCATTTGCCGCTGCCACACCTGCGGCAATGGTGGCAACAATAGGAACAGCAGCAGGCATTAACGTACCCTCCAGACACTCAACGGTTTAACCCGCAGTCGGACAAGACCATTTTCTCCCGGAACCCATACAACGCCGGAATACACCACTCCGGCACACCGCGCCCCGGAATTTTCAACAATGGCAATATCCCCTCGCTGCGCCAGCTTCACCGGTACTTCATCGAGATATCGAGCAAACACTTTTTCAAGTGAGCCGCCACCGCGAAGAATCGCCTTTTTTGCTCCCATTTCGCTGTCATACGTTCCGCGCCAGCCTTCCGCAAAATCTTCGCCGCACATGGCCTGAACGCAGTCCGCCGCGAACAGGCAGCAGTCATGGCTGCCCCATAAAAATGGCCGCTTCTCAGCGGCCCTTATTACGGTGATTAATCTGTTATGCCAGTCCGGATGCTTCATGCTTCCTCACTTATAGGTAAATCCTGGTGCATCTTTTTTACTGCCCCAATAAATCGATCGTTCAGCCATCTGCGCCACATACCGGAATATACGGTCGCCGGGATAAGCGGCCTGCTGCGATTCATCGGTATAGCGATCAGGGAAAGGACGCTGCCAGTCTTCAAAAATATTACTGATGGTGTACTGCAGGGCATTCTTACCGCCAGCGGTCGCCCCCGTACTGGATACCCGCCCTTTAAACAGGAGATCGGCAACCTGGACAACACCGTTATCATCCATGGCCACCAGATAGATTTCGGCATTTCTGCCCACACATCGCTCATTCAGCGTGGTGGCAAAGAGGGCCATATCCAGACCTGAGAGGGTCATTTTGACCTGCGTGGGGCTGGTCGTGCTGGTTTCACTGGCATCATCAACAGAACCCATACGGCCCATGCCGTAATAGACATAACCACCAAGAACCAGTGTCCCGGTACCGGAATGCACATAGACGGTACCGGATTCAAACTGAATATTGGCGGCGATAGCGACCGTCACCCTGTCGCGGGATAACCAATCAACCATCGAATCAGAAAATGGGGAATACAGCATTAAAATGCCTCCTCAAGCTCCAGCGTGTAACTGGTAAAAACACCCGGCACTCGGTTACCGGCACCCTGCTGGTTATCCTTCAGTTTGAAAATGCCGTAGGGTTTCGCGACTTCAATGGCTGCATTAGCAGGCGGCGAACTACGCAACATCGGGGCAAATACAATCATTGCGGTACCGTTCGCTGCGCTCGTCACGTCGGCCGTAACCATCTTCAGCTCGTCATTAACAGTGAAATAATCGCCCTGTCTGAGCACCACTGCTCCCGGCGTCCAGCCCTTACTCTGGATCTGGGTTCCGGTCTGATTAGCGCCATCAATAACAGGCGCTCCAGCAGGTGCTCTACCACTTCTCCCCCAGTCGCGAACTTTTACCCTGCCATACTCGCCATCGAGGGAAGCCACCAGAGCATCAATGCGCCTGGATTTTTCATCTGTCAGGTTATTAAAGGTCAGGGAACATACCCAGCGGGTGCCGGGGAAGCGAGCTGTCTGCGATGAGCCATTGAAGGGGGAACGAAAAGTTTTGGTATTGCTTTCTGGTCGCCACGTCAAAGACGCCGGACAGACATCTTCCGGCCATTCAAGTGCAGCCATAAATGCTCCTGGATAAATACGCGCAACGGCGATACTGATCATTTGTCAGGGTGTTACGGGACATTAACCCTGGTTAAAGTGTGTGGTTCAGCCCGCCAGTGGTTGGACACTGGCGCACTCAAAAAAGGAGGGATGGCTGATTACCTCTAAGAAAGGATTAAAATGGATATTGAAGTATTAAAAAGAAGCCTTGACCGAACTGATGCTCTTGAGTCGGTCGTTAGAGAACTAATAAGTGTGCTCACGACTGAACAACTATCTGCTTTTCAAAGCAACACAAAAAAGAGATGGGAGTTAGCTGAAAAAAATGCTCCGTCTGAACTCGCTGATACAATATCCAGAACTAAAGCTTTAGCTCTGAAATTGTCTGGTATTGGAAATTAAATTTTGCTTTGCGTTATCTAATGCAGCATTAACATTTGAATCAAATGCGGCCTGATTTTGGGCCGCTTCAAAAATCTTCGAGACCATTTTTTCAGCATGCTCTTTCGCCCGCTGATTGTACCCTTCAAGCGTAAAATCTGGAGCGAGGTCTTCGCTGTAATGGATAGTAGCCACATTTTCTTTGCCAATTTTCACCGACACATTACTGCCAATGCGTTGTGTCGATGACATGCGTAAATTTTCTCCGAAGGAAATTCTTACTCCATTCTCTTTCGGAAACCCTACTGTAAATTCAAGTGGCTCAACTCGTTGTTCTAAAGTCATAATTATCTCCCTCCTTTCGGCTAATTAAATTAATGATGCAGTCCATCACACGCCTAACAAACGACGCGCCTGCCCTCGATTAGAAAAATCCTGAAGCAAATCCTGACGCGCCTGTTTAGCGCCATCGTTCGCCCCCAGCCGGGCTGCTTCCAGCATTGCCTGTTTCAGTGCTGCATCACCATTACCGGATATGGTGAAATGCTGCTGTATGGTTTGATGGATATTTGCTCCCCCGCCGCCGACAGATGAAACGGTATCATCCACCATACGTACTCCGAGGCTCCCATCTGCGGTGCGCGTCAAAGGCATGATGGCCTCAGGACCTGCCTCCCCCATAAGGCCAGCACCTTTCGCGAATGCAAACATGGTCGGGCTGTTAACAATGCCGTTACTGAATTTACTGAGGTCAGCAGAATCATACACCCCGCCTTTTGCGTTGAGTGTAAGGCCGCTGTATATACCGGATGGTGTGTTTCCACCACTGGCCGAGGCTCCACTAAACATCCCTCCAAGCGATCCCAGCCAACCACTTTCACCTGCGGATTTCAGGCTGTTCACCATGATGGCTCGCAGAAGAACCTTCTGGAGTTCCGTCAGTACGCTGTTCGCCCAGCTTGCCCAGTCAGCTTTATTGCCACTCAGAGCATCAGCCATATTATCTACCAGCCCATCGAGCGTGTTACCGACTAAATCAGCTACCTGCGTGTAATAATCACTGGAAGTATCAACCCAGTTAGCCAGGCCATTCTGTGCTCCGGCGAGCCAGTTGCCCTGCAATCTATCCAGTTCATCATAATGTGAGCGATATTTATCGAGTCGCTCAGCAAGCGCTTTGTCCAGTTCCTGGTTATAGCGGTCATAATCCTCCTGGTTAGCAATATCTCCGCTTTGATATCTCCTCTGTAAATCCTCCCGCTTCTCAAGGAATTCACGCTCAATATTAAGCTGTTCGCGCATTCTTTCGCGGGCTTTATCACCCAGACCCGCGCCAATAACATCAGCATCAAGAGAGGCGGCAACATTAGCATTTTCACGCTGTAGGTTTGAAATGTACTCAGCGAGTTTTAAATTTTCCTCATTTGCTTTTTTTACTGCATTGAGGCGATCAACCTCTGTTGCCAACTGCTCGAGCCGTTGCTTCTGGCTTTCATTCAGGCCAGTTAACTTCCCACTGACGATATCAAACTGTAGCTTCTGCTGCTCCGTAACTTCCGCTGTTTTTTTCCCAGTAGTATCAATGAGGTTTATCTGACGGAGATAACTTGTCTCCATAGATTTAAATGATGACTCAAGTTTTTTTGCAGTAGAATCTTGTTTCTCCTTCCCATTTGATTCAACGTGATTTTTATTATAATTTTTTGGTTTATCATTTATATTTCCAGCGAATGCTGGAGTAAGAGGAAGATTATTCGCAGTTTCGATAATTAAAAGTCTTTGTCTTAATTGGTCTCTTTCTTTCCTTTTCCCATTTGTATCCATACCAATTCTGTTAAAGCTTGCAGCGAAACCCTCATCTTCAAGATCAGCTGTAAGATTTCGTATTCTACGTTCAATTTCTTCTTTAGAAGCATTTTCTCCAACAGGAGTACCACCTTTGTAAAGGTCAATGAGTTTTCCTGCTTCCGCCCCAACCTTAACAAGCCAGGTGGCAAGGTCAACCACACCGCCAACAAGATCGGTGATACCTTTAATAACCTCAGGGTCTTTAAAAACATCCCCCATGTCGCTAATTGATTTCTGCAAGTTTGAAAGGTCTACCTTTGCTAATCCAGTAGCTAATTCAATCTTAACCCCATTAATTTGCGTTTCCATATCTTCAAAAATTGAATTAACTTTAACGAGGTTTTCTATATCAGCATCATCAGGTGCCACGCCAAAATCTTTTGCAGCCTTAAGGTATTTTTGTAATTTATCACCCCCCTGATCAAGCAAAGGAAGCAATTTAGAAAGGTCGTTACCAAGGCTTTCAAGAATCGTGGTCTTTTCAGCGTTTGTTTTAATATTTCCAAGCGCATTGCTGATTGCTATCAATTGTTTATCTGGGGATTCACCCGCTAACTTCTTAGCTGACAATCCAAGAGCATCTAGCGCGTCTACAGCTTCGCCAGACTTGTTAAGGACGGCATCACCAATTTTGTCGCCAATATCTTTAAAAATATCAGCCATCTGATCGCCAGAAACACCAGCTTTTTGCGCGGCATATTGCCAAGAAAGTAATGACTGAGTAGACATGTTAAGTGATTTTGCCCAGCGATCAGACTCAGTAATCTGTTTCGAAGTATTTTTAAGGAGGTTATAACCCGCCACACCAACGCTAAGTACTGCGGCACTTGCCGCTGTAGCAAAGCCTGTAAACGCTACCGCCGCCGCCTTCGCATCGTCCTTAACTTGTTTACGCCATTTTTGAGATGCTCTTTCAGCCTGACTAAGACCAGAGACAAAACCACCAACTTTCGCTACAAGGTCAATTGTCAGCGTGCCAAGTGACTTTCCAGCCATTGCCCCTCCTTAAAACGCAAAAACCCGCTTGCGCGGGTTATGTATAGTGATGTTGGTGTTAGAATTTCGCCGTGTTTGGTGACTTAATTATTTTGCAACTTGTCTTAGTAATCATAGTGTCATTGAAAGTTAAGCTGTATACCTCTCGCTTGAACTCAAGGGTTGAGCGATCAACGGAATAATTACGCTTCCAGTTTTTTTCATCCCTTCTCCAGGTAACTTTACTTGGTCCGAAGGATGCCGGAGCAGTAAAATTCAAGCCTTCTCCACCAAAAGAAGTCTGCAATGATGCTGTGCCATTAGGTTGATCAAGCACTACGACCAAGTCTTTTGCCCTTTCATCAAAATTTGGACATTCCAGATATATGACCTTAGAGGCAGAGTATGTGATTGTAGAAACAAGCATCAAAGATAATGCGGTTAGAGCTTTAATCATAATTGTCTTCCTTGTTTACCATCTTTAAATGTTGAGACGAGAAACAAATTAACTGATGGTAATTCAGAAAACTACCCCCACGTCCTCATCGCTTCCTGCAGGCTGATTGGTTCGTTAGCGGCAACGCGCTCTACAGCTGCTATGTGAGGGGCGAAATCAGCAACGCTGAATGCCGGTGTGTTTGTACCGCGATTCACATTAGCCAGCACAGAAGAAATCAACGCTGCTCCCCATTCCGTCCGCATCATAGGGTTCAGGTTTCCGTATTTTTGGCGATACTGAACCCACTGCTGGAACTCAAGGAAGCTAAGGCGTTCCTGCGCTTCTGAAATGGTACGTCCACCAATCCCGTTAAGGACTAGTTCGCACCAGATTTCGTCTTCTGCGCTGAGTCCGTCTTTCCCAGATCGTTAACTTCCTGAATAGCCACCAGCAAAGCCACTGTAAGATTGCCATCCAGTGCGCCACGTTCCGGATCAGCCTCGCCGGTCACATCAGCAACGGTAAACACCTGATGCCCGTCTTCATCACAGATTGATGCTGCAATACGACCAGCAACGCCATCAATACGGCCCAGACCAGCAAGCACATCTGATGTGGCAGTGTGATAGCCAAGAGGACGGATATACGTTGTCGCTGTATGTTCCTTGCCGTCCTGAGATTTCCAGGTAATCTCTTTTTCAACCGGGCGGCCGGTAAACGCTCCCGTTTCTTTCAGTGTGTCGAGTGTCAGTTTCATTTATCTTTCCCGATAATGTTTGTTGATACGCGGGGGATCGCCCCCGCCAGTGATCAGCTGCCAGACTGCTCTTTCGGAATCCATGCACCCTGCCCGGAACGCTGGATAGTGGCAGAAGTCTGCACGACCGTATTTCCCTGGAAGTCGAACGGGAAGTCGGAAACATATCCCTTGAATACGTACCAGGTGCGATCAGAAGGAAGCATCAGACCATCAACAGCTTCCGGTCCTGTTCCCGCTGTCGGCTTTGATTCACCATCAGACCAGCCGATAGCAAACGTTACGTCGCTCTGGTCATTTGACTCTGCCATGTTGCTGAGCATCAGGTGGCTGGCGTTAGTTGGATCTGCGTTAAGCGTGGCCGTTGCCTGCCCCGGTGTACGCAATCCCTTTTTATATTTTCGGGTGTTACGTTCGCTCAGGCAGGTGTCATCAATCTGATCTGCCGGGCTTCCACCTGGTGAAAATGCAGTGATGCATTCAATTTCGCTCACGACACCATTCGCGAGCACGTACAACTGTGTGCCTTGAGTCACTACTGACATAGTTATCTCCGGGTATAAAAAAACCGGCGGCGCCGGTGTGTTATGGAAGGTTGTTTTATCGTTTAACGAGCCAGTCGACGTCGAAGGAATAACGGTACTTCATGGTACTGGGTTCCAGTTCCTGCGTACCCCACCTGGTGATTATTGCGCTGCCTTCGATCACATCACGAAGCGCCCGCGCAACCGTGATGACTTCTGTATCTGTGTCAGCGTAAACGTCAATCTGAACAGAAAAGCGGTCTATATCTGGTCGCTGCTTCAGGTAGTTTTGTGGATCACCGTCAATGTTCTGCCAGACCGCATAGGGATAGACAACTTCATCAAAATGCCTGCCGAAGGGGTACAGCCTTACAGGAGATTCTCCCAGCAGGGAGCGAACCTCCTGGCTGGCTGCACAAACTTTAAAAACAGGCGCTATCATGCTTTGGTCCCCTTTTTTACTGCCTGCCTGATCGCACGATCGATAGCTTTTTCCATTTCTTCCGCAAAAACGTTAATAACAGGGCCATCGATACCGTTCATCGCCGGGCGGATGATAGGTCGTGCTGCTGCATGCACCGTTCCGAATTCAAGCATTCGCCAGTACCAGGTGTCGCCACCGGGATTACCTTTGTCGCCTGCTGTTTTGTAGGTTCCACCGGCTCGCCCCTTTCTGACGTTGGCTTTTGTCTGGGCATACTGTCGCGCACCGCCCATAACGCCAACGCGGAAAGTCAGGTTACCGGTTCTCCGGAATTCACGGCTGCCAAAGCTGGCAACGATATTTTTATAGATGGCCTCTTTGGTCAGGGGATCATCAACCCGTGCAGCATTACTCCGGGCACGGTCCCTGATTAGGTTTGCGGCTTTACGAAGCGCAAATCGACCCGCTTTGTTACGGGTGACGTCTGATACTGCCTCCATTTTCCCAAGCAGGGAATCAAGCCCGGTAAGACTTACTTCAACACCATCAGCCATCGTTTACCCCTTCTGAGCAGGGAAGCGTGAGATATTCGCGGCCACTTTTCGGATCAGGAAGCACGCCCTCGATGTTATATATCCCACCGCGAAACAGGATGCGATTCATACGGGTAATTCCCGGTCGAAAGCGAATTGTGATACGGGTAGTGATTTCCCCCTGCGATGCCTGGGCTGCAATAAACTCGCGAGCCGACAACGGGGACACTTCCGCCCATACGGTAGCCACATCCCGCCAGGTTTTATTTACAGCTCCAGTCTCTGGGTTCTGAACCATCACCGGCTCCTGGATTGTTACCAGGTGACGTAGTTTCCCGGCCTGCATTCTACCCCCTGACTTTCTGGCTGAGATACTGAGGTTTCAAATCGTTCAGTGACGTAATTTCACCCCCACCATCTTCAGCCAGTGACTGGATAATGACATCGCATAACGCCATATTTGACTCAGCCAGCCGGTTTATCGCGTCCGTCTGCGCCCTCTGTGCTTCCGTCTGTTCGCGTAGCGCTGTTATCAGCTCGTTTACCTGTTGCTCGTTCATATGCAATTTTCGCCCATTTTTTTATCCACTCACGCCGTTCCGCGCATCCTGAACAGGCCATATTTACACCCCGTAAATTCGGTATGGCTGAAGCAGGGCTTCAACTGCAAGCGGCACCTCTGCAACGGTCTGACCGACGGCCACTGATTCTCTGTTGGCATACCAGTGACCAATCAGCAGTAGCATTGCCGCCTTAACATCATCATTAAGTAGAATAGGGTCCGGGTCATCTGCGTAGCCAGGGGAGCTTTGATTTTCATAGAGCGTTCGCCTTGTCCATGTCTGGACGTAACGCGCCGCCGCACCGGTGTATAAAGTCAGCAGGGCATCGTCTCCGGAAAAATCGGTATCAATGCGGCAGTGCTGTTTCACCACATCAAGGTCGACCATTATTTTTTCGCCTTCTTGTCCGCTTTTACTTCCGGCTGTTCCTGCTCTGCAGGATTTTCTGATTCATCGAGCATCGCATAGCCTTTTTTGATGAGCTCGCGACCGTGCTGTTCCAGAGTTTCCAGCGGAAGCCCCTCAGTAACGACGGTACCGCCGAAATAAATCGGTTTAAGTGCAATCAGTTTCATTTTCCCACCTGTAAAAGCGGCCCGAAGGCCGCTATTTCATCAGCTACCAGCGCCAGTGCGGAATGCACCGTATACAAATGCCTCAGGGCGTTTGACGGCCAGCGCCAGACGTTCCTCGCAACGGATGGTGATCATGTTTTTCTCGAAGTCGTCGGCGTTCTCCGTGGAGATCACCACGTTCGCATCTTCGCGGTCGAAGATTTGAGCGCCAGCGTTGAATGCACCGGTCAGGAATTTACCCTGGAAGGCTGCCGCTTCCGTTGCAACAACCGGCAGCCCCCACAGAGTCGGGCCAGTCAGTGCCGCCGGGTTAGCCAGGATGTAACGGCCCAGGCTGTCTTTTGTCAGCTCGATCCGCGCCCAGTCAATGAAGTGAAGAACGTGACCGGATGCCGGGAAGCGCGCCAGTTGCGCCTGCAACATTGCCAGACGCAGATCATCAATCCCGCTCTGCTGTTCGACAGTGAACGCTGGATTAAACGCCGACGCCTGAGGAACGATGCCATGCAGATGAACGCCGGTACCATCACCGAAGAGAATTTCCTGCTCTTCTGCGTACTTCAGCCCGTAGCGCATTTCTGCATCAACGGTGGACTGCAACTGTGCGAAGTCATCAAGGATCTGCTTAGAGGCTTTGAACAGGTGGGCGATGGTGCTGACGCCAGTGATTTTCGGCGTGAACTCAATTTCGCTGTATGGTTTCTGCGTGTTTTCAGGAACCACTTTCGCGTTGTTGGTAAAGCCCGTCTGCTGCACCCAGAAGATAGCAGAGGAGGAAGTGCGACCAGGCGCAATCAGATCGCGGATAAACAGACGCTGCTTCGGTGCCGTATCAATACCCGGCAGGCGCTGAGGCTCCACAACACCATCAGGCACATCCACCGAAGTCAGGGCAGCCTTCACCGGGATGCTGATACGTTTGCCACCTTCAACACCTGCAGCAAAGGTTTTCAGCGCTTCAGCAGAGATCACCTGCTGGCCGATTGACTCTACAACATGCTTCGCGTTTGCCAGCGGCATCTGGGCAACATGTTGCTCCAGTTCGCCCATGGATGCCTTCAGCGTTTTTTCTGCTTCGCGCATGGCGTTGAACTCAGAAGCCATTTTATCGACGGCTGCTTTTGTTTCTTCTGACAGTCTGCCTGACTTCTGTGCCTCTTTGAGTGCGTCTTCTGCTTTCGCGTTGAATTTGCCGGTTGCCTCTTCAATGCTGGCAGTGACTTTTTTCAGAATTTCGTTTACTTCAGACATAAAGGGTCCTTATTTGACTAACGCCGCAAGAGCGCTTTCAAGTGAATTGAGGGTTTCAGGTTTGATATCTTCGGCAGCGCCAGGCGTGCCGTCGTGGTTGGTGGCAGCGCCAGACATGCCACCGGACAGGGCTTTAATCAGTTTCCGGCGTTCAGAGCGCGGAGTGTTCGACTTTGCCAGCAACGCATCGAGCTTACGCAACGCTGCAGCAGGAGTTTCGTCACCGTCACTTACGGCATCAGCAGAAAGAAGGCTGTCGGCCAGACCTTTCTCCACGGCATCGCTACCGCCGATGTAGCTTTCGGCATCCATCAGTTTTTGCACTGTGGCCATATCAAGCCCGGAGCGTGCGGCGTAAATGTCAGCCATTGCGTTATCAAACGGTTCGAGAGAAGCAGATAATTCAGCAAAGTCATGCCGGTTACCCATTGCCACCACCCAGCAGTTGTGGATCATCAGGAAGGCCCCACGACCGATCTGAATATCATCCCCGGCCATCGCAATGACCGAGGCGGCACTGGCGGCAATGCCCAGCACCTTCACCGTTACATGGCCTTCGTATTCGCGGAGAAGGTTATAAATAGCCAGACCTTCGAACATGTCGCCACCCGGCGAGTTGATATTCACCGTAACGTCTGCGCCATTCATCGCCCGAAGCGCACCGGCAATACGTTTAGCTGTTATCCCTTCACCCCAGTAGTCCTGCCCTATAACATCAAAAACAGAAATAGTGTTATCGTCAGTAGTCGCCGCCTTGATCCCACCGTCCCAGCGGTCCAGTGCGGACGGTAATGTTTCACAGGTAACGCGCGCGCAGGGGCGACCCGCCGGCGCCACCGGAAGTTGTTTTTTGCTCATCAGGAAAGTGCTCCTAAGCGGCCTGTTTCAGCGGAGATTGTTCAAAGGAAATGTCGGGGAATACGTGGTTATGCAATTCTCGCAAAGCCAGCGCCTGAACGGCAGGGTTGCTGCTTTCGAGATTTTTCAGTTGCGTCAGGTTGAGCTGAACGGTGTAAATATCGCCCCCTTCTATCGGCGGCATATTTTCCAGACGGCGAACATCGTTTCGCGACATCCAGCCATTCTGAAGCGCGCTGGTATAGTAAGCCGCACGGCCCGCGCTGTCGGCGCGCAGCAGTCCTTCTACGGAGAACTCCGCGAACACCTCATCATCGCTGTCCAGCAGGCACCGACCAATTTCCTGTTCGATGTTCACCAGCAGGGGACGCAAGGTATGTGTCAGGAACTGGAGGTTCATGCCCTCCAGACTGGATGCCCAGCTGCTTTGCTTCGTGGTGTGACCGACCATGAAAGGCGGAACGCGAAACCAGCGACAGATTTCCTCAATACTGAAAGAGCGGCTTTCCAGCATCTGGGCGTCTTCCGGATTCATGGTGACGCCCTGATACTTCAATCCGCCTTCAAGTACCATGATTTTCCCGGCGTTTTTTGAACCGGTAAATGCAGCCATGTAGCTACGAAGTCTTTCACGTTGTTCGTCAGTAAGCGCGTTATCAGCCGAGAGAAAACCTGAACTCTGAAGCCCCTGTTCAAATATCTTCGCAGCAGACTCCTCAACCGCCATTGCTGAACCGATCACATCCCGGCCTGTTTTCATCGGCATCATGCCGCAAACACCGTCCAGACCGAACCCACGAATGTGCATAATGTTTTTGACAGGAATGACGCGTTCGCTACCGTTTTCGGTGTATTTGTACTCCAGCGCCCCGGTAGTAAGACGCTTAACCACCATGTTCTGCGGCAGCAAGGGCACCAGCGATACCAGGCGGTTTGCGATGAATTTCTTCTCAATGAAGGCGTTCCCGCGCAGACAGATACTGGCAACCACCATCAGCATAAAGCGTGATGGAGTCATTTCTGAATTGGGACGGCGACACAGTACAGAATAAGCCGGGTGGTCGGTTGCCGCTTTACGCGAACCGTCAGGCTGTCGAACGTATATTTTCAGCGGAAGGGTTGAAATAGACTCGCTTAACAGCCTTACGCATGCCCATACAGCCGATAGCTGGATGGCTTTATCGGCCGTCACCACCTTTCCGCTGCTGCTGGTACCAAACCATTCCTCCCAGAACGTGCCGGTAGTCAGGCTGATAGGCACACCAAGCCAGTTAAGCAGAGCACTTTTAACCCTGCCTGGCCGTTTGTTTTTTTTCATCAGAAACCTACCATGATGGGATTATTGAAGAATCCGGAGAGATCCTGCTGGTCGTTGCCACCGTTAACCAGAACACGGCTCATTGCTGTGAACAATGCCGCCGGGCCATCAATCTTGGCCTCCGGTGTGGACTTGTTAGGGAAAATGTTCTCGTTCCTGTCAGGTTTGACGGTTACGTTGGACATCATCCAGTTCATCACCGGGTGATCGCTGTGATGAAAGCGTCCACCGTATACCAGTGCTTCGACCTCTTTCATCGCCTCAGAGAAATTGCGAACCGTCTGCGGCACTTCCACCAGCGGCAACCCTTCCTCTGCCAGCGAAAGGCTGAACTGCGTTGCACTCCACGGATCAAAGCCGATTTCTTTCAGGCTCTCACCAGCAACCCACGCCTGCAGCTCTTCCTTAATCTGGGCATGATCGATTACATCCCCGTCGGTAAGGATCAGTTTGTCCAGCTCGGCCCACTTACGATAGAGCTCTGCCATCTGGCGTGAACATTTCTCAAGGCGTCCTTCCGGCAACCAGAATTTAAAATCCGCATGAACGTGGCCACCTGGCGCGCGCCAGACTTTAGCGGCTGCACAGATATCAATTTTGTTTGAAAGGTCAACGCCCACCCAGGAGGGATAGGTTTTAAGTTCGTGCTGCGGGGCGATAAACTCGCATTTTTCCCATTTCATCATGTCCATCCAGGCAGACTCAGCGGTAACCCAGATATTCATGTGTTTGGTGAAAAAGTTAATCCTGGCCGAAACCTGCTCTTTCGCCTTTTTAGCCAGGCGGCGTAGGTCATCCCAGCGCTTACAGATACCAAGCCCCGGATTCGCCTTCTGCCAGACTTTTTCATCAAAGGGATCGTCACCTTCATCTAAGGTGTAGATGATGGCAAAAAACGTATCGTCTTTAACCAGGCCGCGCAGGACCTTGATTGCGTAATCGCGTAGTTCGTAACAGATACCTTCTTTGTTGAAGCCGGCGGTGGTGATACCGAAAAGCAGCGATTGCAGGCGCGCGCCTGTGGCCGTCTCCAGAACGTCCCAGACGTCACGGGTTTTATGAGCATGCAGCTCGTCGACGATGGCACAGTGGATGTTCAGGCCGTCGAGGTTGTTCGCATCTGATGATAAAGGCTCGAATTTGGAGGCCGTTTGCTCCTGGTAGATAGCGAGCTTGTTGAATTCGAAGATCCGCCCAAGAGTGGCTTTCGCCTTCTTGACCATATTTTTCGCGTCTTCAAAAACAATTCGCGCCTGGTCACGGGTGGTTGCAGCGGAATAAACCTCCGCCCCGCCCTCGCCGTCAGCGCCAGCCATATAGAGCCCCACGCCGGAGCAAAGTGTTGATTTGGCATTTTTACGGGCCACCTCAACATCTGCTGTACGGAAACGCCGAACCATCACCGGCCGACCGCTGCCGTCGTTACGCAGGACGGTTTCCCCCGTCTCTTCGTTCACCAGCGGGATAACAAAACCAAAAATATTAATCAGGATGAAAACATGCCAGTCCATCAGCTCAATAGGCTGGCCTGCCAGGGCGCCTTTTACGTGAGGCACAAAATTATAGAAATTCAGAATGTGCTGCGCGCGCGGCTCACTGAAGAAAATACCGCGCTCTTCGCCGTGTGCCAGATCGTCAAGAAAACGCTGGCAGGCAAGGCGCACATACTCACAGGCAATAATTTCCCCCGCCACCACCCTCTCGGCGTAGCGGATGCCTTCTTCAACCTTAGCCATTAATCCCTCGCTTTCATAAACTCGGTCAGCGGGTCAACCGCATCAGGACCTTTTGCATTCACCTTAGAGCGGCTGGCTGGCGTCATGCCAAACTCACCGAGCATGGCGCGCAGACGTTTCCATGCATCAGCTTTCATGATGGCCGCCGGGTGAGCCTTTATCAGCACATCCCCACTCTGCGTTTCGGTCCGGTAGGTGTAACCCTCAACTTCAAGCGTGTCGCAGTGATGCCGGTATTCGGTATAAGCCTCGACCAGAAGCTCAAGGGCTCTGGCGTCCAGTTGGGACATCACACCGATAGCATCGAGCTCGTCGGCCATCCGCTTAAACCAGTATTTCCCCTGCTTGTCGAAATGCTTCGGCGTTGGGGGTACCCCTGAAGGGGGTTTTGGTTCATTCTCATTGATCGGGCGTTTTGATGGGTTACCCCTCACCAGACGTAGATGGGTCGGGGTTTTCGGTGGTCCTGACATAATCGAAAACTCCTATTAATCATCGAATGGGGGACCCCTAAAAAAAGTTTTCTAACCTGCGGCGATGTGAAAAGAGGTTGGGCGGCGGTCCTTTGGGTTGATTCCCCTGAGGTTTTTACCCGCCCTCCCCCTTTGACCAAATATCTGGATGGCACAGATGATCCCTGATGCGGCGAACATGCGTGTGCGTAATACCGTAGCGCTTTGCAATTTCTACCAGCCTCTTACCAGATCTCGCCTCTCGCTCAATGCTCAGGATGATTTCAGGCTTCAATTTTGTTGCTACCGCTCGCTGTCCGCGCCGCAGACAAGCGGCAGTTCCGTGCTGCATGCTGTCAGAAGTGTTCTCCTTTGGCGTTCCCCAAGCGAGGTTTGTTTTGCTGTTGTTCAGCGGGTTGCCATCCAGATGGCGGGTGATATGGGCGTCAGATGGCTTTGGCCCGGAGAAGGCAAGCAACACAAGCTGGTGTACTTGCTTCTTCACTTTCGTATCATTGCTTACTCCGGTGTTTACATTCACGTGCCAATAGCCGTTATGTAGCCGCATCGACAGCTGCCGAACGCTACCTGAGCGGAGCGAGTAAATAAGTCCATCTTCACTTGCCAGATATCCTGGATAACCGGGAATATCTTTCATTTGGGCGTGCGGAAGCCCTGAACCATGTTTCGATTCAGTCATCTTCACCTCGTTACTTAATTTTTGTTCAGGCGCTCGCGTGCTGTCTTGGCTTTATGGCAGCCGCGGCAAATTGATTCCAGATTAGAGAGATCGTCAGTACCGCCGTGAGCTTTCGGCTTAATGTGGTCCACCGTATCAGCGGGTGTATACCTTCCTTTTCTCAGGCACTCCTGACAAAGATGTTTATCTCTGTCAAGAACGATAGGACGCAACCTGTCCCACTTACTCCCGTAGCCACGCTCATGGCGACTCTTACCCTGCTGGTGCTGTTGCCAGCCCTCATTGCGATGCTGCTCACAGTAGCCTGAACGGTCCGTAGTCGTACCGGGACAGCCTCTCTTGCGACATGCGCGAGGGATTAACGCTGGCATGGTTCAATCCTCACGGAACCGTAAAGCGCATGCCGCTTCACTTCACCGTTCTCTGTCGTCATATAACCACGCTCATCAGGAACGGCTGCGATTACTTCGCCCTTCTCATCGTCAGCAGTGAAGACATGCTTAACCTCAATACCATCGAGAAAAACAGCGTATCGCTCTACGCCGAGATTAATCTTCCTGCCGGGATCGTCATCTAATACAGTGAGACGCATATGACCTCCATAGGCTATCGACGGCACAGCTGCCAGATAACACCGCCGGGGTAACAATCCATTATGATGGTCTTGCGGACATGGGAAGTTAATTCATCCATTGCTTTCTGATCTGCCGCCACCTGCTTTGCGACATCACGCGCCGCACTCTCAGTAGCATTTTTCAGCGCGTTTTCGATCAACGCTTCAGTGTTGGCATCAATACCAGGTTTAACTTCTAACTTATCGGTACTGATGGTTACCTTGTTCTGCACCGACTCATCACGCTGGATACCAAGGTTGATGTTGTAGATATTGGTCACCGGCTGAGGTGTTTCGATTGCCGCTGCGTGGATAACACCACTGGCGATGAATGCATGGCTGTTGCGGGTTTTGTCGTCCGCGGGAGCTGGCGGCCGATTGTTTACCGAGATAGAGGAGGGAAAGTACTCAGGGATGCCATTCACTTTACAACGTACGCCCCACGCATCATATTTTGCCGTGCCCGCAGCGCTTTGCAGTTCGATACCTTCATCGGTTTCGACAATGTGAAGGCTACTCATTGCATCTTTTAGGCTTAACGGTTTTTTAATCATTATTTATTTCCTTTTAGAAAGTGAGTCTGTCGCTGGTCCCGTGATTTTCGTGATATTGCAACTGCATCTCGGCAGCCTTTCTTGCTTTCACCGCTTCACGGAAATCATCGAAGTAACCAATATGCTTCACCTTTCCAGAGACGTTTATCTTTGCTCTCCACTTTCCTCGTGCTTTATACCAACCTACTCCGGGGACACCGGTTTTATTTGTGGAGTAAAGGCGCAAATTCTTGTTATTGGCTGCCGAAGTTACTGATCGCAAGTTGTGTATGCGGTTATCACTCCTATCGCCTGAAATGTGATCAATCTCTTGCTCAGGCCAATAGCCATAATATAAAGCCCAGGCGACACGATGAGATCTATATAACCGACCATCTATCCCGATGCGCAAATATCCATCATTATCACGTGCGCCTGCTATCTTTCCGGCAAAATTGGCATTGGTCGCCCGCCAAGAATTATCGTTCTTAAAGTGAGTTTTGGGGCGCTGCTTCCAACGGATAACACCAGACTCTGGTGTGTATTCCAGTGCTTCTTTCAGATATTCGATAGAAATATCATTCATCGGAGTTACCTTTTAGTGATGAACCTTGTCGCACAGGAGATCCAGCCCTCAGAAGGCTACGACGCCAGCCGGTTCCTCAAGGGTCATCCTGAAAGGTTCTGAGTGTTTTTGCGCGTGCGATGCGCTTCGGTGTTACTACCAGGAGTGTTCGTATGCGATGTTGGTCAGTTCATCTGACAGCTCACCGATGGTGTAGGCTATAGCCATTTTCTGTTCTCTGTTGAACGATGGCCACAACTGACGCAAGGAATCGCTTAGGTGATTTTGCCAGTGCTCACCAGCACTAAGCTCCTCCCAACCAGTAGGCAGCAGGCAAAGCCCGCGTCCATACTTTTCTTCGTCTGGCGTTAGAGGTGGTAGTGGATTTGCCGCCGTACTGGTGTCGTTACCCCAATTACCAACGACAACACGACCACCACCAGCAAGGTGAACCGTTAAGCCATTTTCACCAATTTCAACAGCGTTATTCATCGGTAACCTCTAGGAGTCATGCATTATCGCAGACACTCAGGGAATGCCTGCTGTAATGCACTAACTGGATTAACCGGCTGTAATCACACCATGCCGGGTAAATACATTTGCACTTCATTCACTACTCGCTCACGAGCAACATGAAGCAATCTTTTACGCCCACCAACGCCCCACTTAGCCATTTTGCTTGCGCACTGGCTTATCGCTTTGGTTTCCGTGTTGATGATGTGATCGATTCTATTCAGGCGAGACATGGCATCAACGCCGAGACGGACAACCGTTTTGAAAACTTCATAAACTTCGATTTCAAATTCCGGCTTAATCCATGCTGCATATCTGATTGCCAGTAGTTCAACCCCCCATACACCAGAATCAGCCCCACCCTTTATTACTTTAAGTGGTTGAATTTCTTCCAAAGCTCTTTTTTGAGCTTTGGCTTTTAGTGCTGAAATGAACCGTTTAATCTGCGCACTCCTCAGAAAATTACTGGGGCGTTGAGATTCTGTTGCCTCTCCGTTTGCAACTGCTGCTGCATGAAGATCGTTTAAGTTGTATCGTCCGTCTTCATCAACACGAACGGACACACCATTGACAATGACAGTTGGATACTCCATTGCGTTTTCCTTATTTTGAAATGAACCTTTGCCGCATAGGAAACCAGCCCACCGAGGCTCGCCAGCACTAACTGGTATCCTCAAAGGCCCATTCCAAAAGGTCAGGTTCGGTGGTTATTGTGCGCTGCGGTGCGCAGTGAAATACCGAAACAAAAAAGCCCCGCATTACGAGGCATTTTCATGAAAGTCACTTGTCAAATTTCTATGTGATGGAAATTATTTCAGGTATTGCGTCCTGATGTACTCCTGAAGCGTTCTCAGTGCTGTTTGGTCGCTGATGATTCCGTCCCGGATACCGAGAACGTTTCGTCCAGCAACTGGAGAGAGTTCGACGGTGGCATCATTGCCCATGCCGGAGGCGCTGGAGGTTTCGGCTGAGGATGACACAGGGCATTTTCCTTTGACGAGCACCCTACCACCATTATCAAGCTTGTGCTTAAGAGAATCGTTCTGAGCCTTAGCATCAGCAAGTTCCTTTGTGTATTTGGCATCAAGTGCCGCTACGTCTCGCTGCCGGGTTTGCATGTCATTGATGGTGGCATTTGCCAGAATGAGTTGCTCTTTGGCTTTATCGCGCTGGTCTTTGTAGGTGATGGCGTTACTGCGGTAGTGGTTAACTGACCAACCAAGCGACACAATGATGCAGACAACCGCAGCGATGATGATTGCGACTATCCTGCTCACTTGTCACCCCACATACAGACTTCGCGCTCAATCTCTCGTCTGGTGATAAGCCCTTTCCACTGCTTTCCGCCAGCATACGTCCAACGGCGTAATTGTTCGCACGCGCCTTTAATGTCACCCTGGTTGATTTTGTGCAGTAGTGTTGAGGTCTTGAAGTTTCCGGCACCAACGTTGTAGACGAACGAGTAAAGAGCGCCACGCGTTGTTTCCGGTATATCGACTTTGATATACGGGTTAATTTGCCTGGCGACCGTGTTCAGGTCTTTATTCAGCAGCGCCTTACACTGAGATTCTGTGTAAGTCTTGCCGATCATGATGTCGTTCCCGGTATGCCCGTAACAAACTGTCCAAATACCAACAACATCGCGGTATGGCTTATATCTGACCCCCTCCAGACCATCATTACCAGTTGGCCCAGTAATCAGTGCAGAAGCTATTGCGATAGCCCCACCACCAACGGCTGCCAGTACGCTTTTTCGAAGGGTGCTGTTCATCAGATTTCCTTTGGTGCTTTCTGACCGAGTTCGGCGATAACCGTGGCTGTAGCTGATGGATTTCTGGAGTCGGTTTTATTCAAAATGTCCTGCAGTATCTTCGTTCGCTTCATTTGCTCACGCCTGTTGAGCCGGTAAGTCAGAACGCCGAGGATAATGCTGAACGCGACGCCAATGATGAAGCCCCAGTCCTGTAGAGAAAGACTGGCAAAGAAAGCCGCAAGACCAGCGCTACCGTATGAAGCATTGCTGTATCTTTCGTCCATCTTCATTTTCTCACCCCCTGAGTGCGGGGATCTGTTCAATTTAGGAATTAACGTGGTTGTTGAGTGAACAAATCCAGGATACGTTTATCAGTAACGTGGTTTGCTCGTTATTGCTTTCGCGAGGAAATCACTGGGGGTACTGTTGGTGCAGTATCCCCACCCATCGCATTTAACGGACATTAATGGATGCACTCATAAATGCATCCTGTAATGAGCATTCTTAATTTTGTTAATCTATAACCCAGGACTTATTGTTAACAATGCATGAAATTGTTGCTGTTGATACGCCGTATTGTTTAGCAATACCCGTTTTCGTCATTGATTTGCAGTCGCGTATTTCTTTCACCTGATCCATGGTTAGCTTTGCCCTGCCATTTTTCTCTCCTTTGGATGACATAAGGCTATTAGAAAACGCATGCAGAATATTCTGTTGTGCCGTTACCCACTATAGGTTAGATACGTTATTATCAGTCTTTATTCCATTCTTGTGGTTTACCTGTGGGCACAATTTTTTATTATCAATGAATGTTTCAGCTACCAATCTATGCACTTTATGTTTCTTTGCTACGCCTTCCGAGTAGAGGGATACCTGCAAATATCCATAACCATCTACATTCGGCTTAAGCCAGCGCCCTTTCCTTAACTTTCCGCCATCATCAACTCGAGAATGAGAATAAACTCGCCCATCAGTCGTTACAGCGTACTTACCTTCGTAACCTGCGATATCTTTTGCTCTTTCACTCAACATGAGCTACTCCTTTTCACGAAGCCCAGCCAAGCGCTGGGTTTTTCATTTGTGTAAAACGCCCTATCCCGTCACCACGAATGAGAAAGGGTATCTGAATGTGTTCTGGTGATTGGTGATAGGACGCTTTCAGAAAGGTCGTGCTTAAAACGCAAAAAGCCCCGCATCGCTGCAGGGCCTTCTTTCAAATCCACCTTAACAAAGGACGGATTTCTACTGTTAGGGTTATGATATTCTACTTTTCGTCATTTTGCAAGATGCAATCGTTACCGGAATCAAACTTCGCTGGTAACTTTCGATAAAACTACATTTGCAGCAGACTCCTCCATTTCAACCTCGCTAATCAATGATTCATAGAATGGCTTAATAGCCTTATCCCATACGCCTGGTGAAATTGCATCGGTGAACTGACATATCGCACGAAAGCATGAGGACGCAGGTATGCGCTCATACCCACGACCTGAGCACTGCTTGCAGGATGAATAAACTGGAGCGCCCTGTAGTTCTGATTTCTTCCTGTCCAGCGCTATGCCACGCCCACGGCATTTAACGCAAGATGTAGATACAACACCTGCGCCATTGCATTTAGTGCATAGTAATTCCGTTACCTCCACAGCCGTCTTTGCAGGAGTTTTCTCTCCACACCCGGGATGTTTAACGATCCGTTCCTTTTTCCTTAAGACTCCGCGCCCCTTGCAGCACGAACACGTGACATTACTAGCTGCCGACCGGCAGTAATCCTGATACGCGAAAGTTGCGAGCGTTTGCACTACTTTCCCTTTAACATTGGTATCAAGTTTGCGCAAGGCAGCCACCTTGTCGCAATGCTTCATCCCATGCTGTACCAGTAACTGAATTGCCTTACGCTTATCGTTGTCGCTCAGGTTCATCTTGCCGCTGAAAGCACTGAACCCGAGCGGAGCGCGACTTTGCACCATACCAAATGCTGCCATCACATCGGTATTAGTCAGTGAGTCTGATGCTGTTGCTCTCGGTGAATCTGATAGTTGAGGAGACTTCGGAGAGTGGAATTTCACAGTGTTTTCAAGATTCATGCTTTCCCCTTATCCGCCTGAGCTAAATACCTGTCAGCCTGGATTAGTGCATTGCATTCCCTTGCCAGAAGGGAGCGGCGTTTAAAACGCATTGGCGGGAAGTAGAATTTTGCTGAGAGGATGTTAATTGCTTCACGGTTATGGATTGGCTTTATCATCATGCAGCCTCCCTAATAATGTGATCGTCCCTCAAATACAGGCCGCCAAAGCTGTATCTAACCCCCTCCCTTACGTCTTCAAGTTCGCAAAATGGGAAATAGCTCAGATAGAATTCTGCAGCTCTGTCGGCGGCACTAAGAAGCTCTGTCGCGTCATTTACTCGCATCACAAAAACAACATCCTGAAAGATGGCTGCTGTTTCACATGGGTATTTGATTTTCTTTACATATTCACGTGTCATGCAGCATCGCCTCCCGCCTGCTTGTTCAATCCAAGCCGGTTCACCAGTTCACGCTCTCGCTCATGCAGATAATCCATCGCCTTCTGGTGTTGCTCCGTCATCTGTCTGACGCTGCGCAATTCAGCTTCGTCACGTTCACGCTGCTGTTTCGCCTGGTTAATGCTGGTTATGCTGCACATTGAGATTCCCCCATGCGGAGTTGAATTCCGTCCTGATACCAGTCTGGTAATGTGAAATCGATGCGCCCTGTAACACCCTGCGCCCTTAGCTCCTGTAACCGCTTCAGTTCGTTCTTCATGTGCTGGTATAGCTCATCCATCTGCCATGTCTTTAAGCGCACAGGAACACACGCCAGACGCGCTACACGCTCTATTGTCATCTCCCCATAGACAATCTCCGCATGCGCGGTGAATTCGTATGGGTCTTCTTCAAGTTTTCGGTGACAGCCAACGCAGTGGGCGAAGGCGTTATAGGGATGGTATCTGGTGGCTTTGTGTCGTCGGGATTTGAAGTGGGAGCAGTGGAGTTTTTGTCTTTCGAGGTGGAATGATCGTCCGCAGTAATCGCATGTCCAGTCCGTTCGCTCCCTCACCAGTTGGGAGAAAACGTCATCAAACTTATCTCTCTTTAGCGCCATTTCTTCCACCTTTTGTCATTTTTTCAGCATATTCAGGCCAGTGCTTTTTAAGTATTCCGTAAGGAACTCTCAGGCTTATTCCATGTCGACTAGCCCAGTTAACCAGGCTGTTTCTGGTTCTTCCTATGGTGGATGCCATAACGTCAGCAGGGACTTTTCCGGCAACCCTGCGGATATAATCCTGCTCGTTTGGTGAATACATATTTGTGTTAGCCATCCTTATCTCCTGTCATATCTGAATGTGGATCGCGATATACCAGCCATTCGTTAACGCATTCTGCACAGGCGTAAATTTCATCAGGTGCCAGTTGCTTGTTACATCCTGCGCACATTGCCCTTGCTATGCTCTCTTGCTCATAACTTCGATTGGGGTCAATCACCTTGTTTTCCTCGCGCGTTCTCTAAGCTACCGGATATCCCACAGGTGAGCCGTGTAGTTGAAGGTTTTTACGTCAGATTCTTTTGGGATTGGCTTGCGTTTATTTCTGGAGCGTTTCGTTGGTAGGTATTTGCAGTTTTCGCAGATTATGTCGGTGATACTTCGTCGCTGTCGTCTCATTCGTACCTCCTGTCGGTAAATCTGACACCCTGACCAATAGCCCATGCTGTCGTGTACTCAATCAGACTTGCCATACGCTTCACACTCATCTGCGCGCTGCTTTCGCGAATGTTGACGTATTCGCCTTCAAGCCCGGGAAAAACATCAGCTTCCTGCTTTGTTGCCACTGCATGACCGCTGATCAACAAAACCTTCCATTGTTCCGGTTTTAACCATTTTCCGCACCATTGAACCTGACGAGCGATATCCGCCAGCATCGCGTGAAATTTCGCGTTCTGGTCAAGGTTGCGCTTGTAGTCAGTAATGCGGATGGTGACTGGCTTGTCTTTATCGAGTGGTGTTGCGAGGATGGCATTTATTGCAGCTTGCTGTTGTTGCTTAGTTCGGAGGAAGATTGTTTGCTTCATCGAAAATTCTTCTCTTTAATTCCAGCGGCTCTGATAGCTTTCATTACTGCAATTACCGTTTTGTCACGCCCATCCTCATAACCCATCGCATAAGCACCTTCTTCACCATCTTTCCAAAAGTCGTCATTCGATTCGGGCCAGTCGATATCCAGTTCAATAGCTGCCCTTGATGCCTGCCATATCACCCAGGCAAACTCTTTTAACCCGTCGTCTTCCGTGAACGGGCTTTTGTATTTTGACCACCACTCTTCGAATTGTCGGTAGCTATCGTTCATTTCCCTCTCCCCCAAATAAAAAGACCTGCGATTACCAGCAGGCCTGTTATTAGCTCAGTGATGTAAATAGTCATACGTCAGCCCCTTGTGCATATCGCTTTCTGCGTCCAGCAGGTGCATTTGATGCCGTGCAAATCTGTCTGGCTTCGTCCTGGTCACATGCAACAAAGTGTCCGTTGCAGAACCGCTGGTAAACCGTACCAAGCGAGCCAAACCTGTTTTTCGTCACGATGATTTCAGCAAATGGCGCGGCGCTACTGTTCTCGTCATATACCGCTTCCCGATAGAGCATGATGATTGAATCTGCGTCCTGTTCAATGCTTCCTGAATCACGCAAATCTGCATTTGTCGGGCGCTTGTTTGGCCGCTTCTCAACATCGCGTGAAAGCTGGCTTAGGGAGATAACTGGAGTTTTCAGGTCTTTCGCCATCGCTTTCAGGCTACCGGAGATATGTGCTATGGCGAGGTCATTACGTTCCGCTTTGGGTTTCTCAATTAGCCCGAGATAGTCAGCCATAATCAGTGACAGATTAGGATGCTCCTGCTTGTGGCGTTCGGAAATGGACCTGATTTCTTCGACAGACAAACGCGATGCGTCAACTACCCACACATCCAGATCTGCCAGCAACTTCATCCCGCTTGCAACTCTCGCCCATCCTTCATCGTCCATACGTGACGGGTTACGCAGCACACTGACCGACATCATTCCTGCGCCGGCAATCCCTCTCTCAACAACCTGAATGGCGCTCATTTCCATCGAGAAAATCAACACACCGCGCCGGACGCCAGAACCAGGAATAACACGACTTGCCACGCCTTCGGCTATCTTCAGCGCCAGTTCGGTTTTACCCATACCTGGACGAGCAGCAATAATCACAAGGTCTTCTGCGTTCATCCCTCCGGTGATAGCGTCAAGCTCTTCGATTCCGGTCTTCAGGGTATCCGACTCTTCTCCGTTCCTCAGACGCCTGTCAAGCGTGTCAGTGTAATCACTGATGATTTCCCCCAGTCGCACAGGTTTAACCTCGTCACGTGGCTTCCTGATGGCTGAAAGGCGCTTAACTAGATCGTCCATCGCTCTACCTGAAGCATCCAGCGTGCCGTTACTGATTGGCTCTCGCATCTCATCCAGTAGCTGTAAAACCTGACGCCGTTGATAACTGTCTGCAACCATTCCGGCATAACCTTTCAGGTTTGCAGCGCTGGGACATGACCGCGCAGTCATCATCACCGCCGTTGCGTATTCATCCCCGCACTCCTCGGCCACCATCAGTCCATCAATCAGGTTCCTGTTTCTGGCCTGCTTTCGAATAACTTCAAAAGCTTTCCGGTAAAGCGGAATTGAGAATGCTTCAGGCTCCAGCGTTGCCAGAACGTCACTCGCGGTTGGTGTTAATCCACCAATCAGCAAACCACCGATAACGCTCGCTTCGATATCCTGTCTCATGCAATCCCCCTGTCTGCAAACTTCCCTTCCCGAACTCCCGTTAACGAATCTTCCCTCAGCAGGTAATCAAAATCAGCCGTCCAGCCTGTGTCGTTGTCTCCGAAGTAAAACGGCTTGGCCTGATGCACAAACGCCCTGATATACGCCCTGAAACCGTCCACGTTTGGCGTTTTCAGTTGCGGGATGATTTTCTTCAGGCGGCGTTTTCGTTTCTCGTTGACCGAAACAGCATGTGGAAGTCTGTCACCGACTTCGGTGTTGTAGGCGTTCAGGAAGGATTCGTAGTCGATTCGTTCTGCCTTGCGACGTTCAGGTTTAACCTGCCCATCGCCTCCCCCATTGGGGGGTAGGGGGGTATTATTTATATTCTTGTTAATACCTTCTTGTTCATGATGTGCGGTTGTTTGTGCGGCTTCATGTGCGCTTTCATGTGCGGCATGTGCACTAAAAGCCGCGCCATTACTGGCTTCATCATGTGCGGCATCATGTGCGGTTGTTTGTGCGGCTTCATGTGCGGGTGAATTGTCCATTTTTTGAGCATATTCATGGTAATTTGTGATTGTTATCACACGACCTTTTTGCTTCTCTCCGTCAATGGTGATCATCCCCTCTTTTACAAAAACCTGAAGCATCCGCTCAACCTGATCGCGGCTTGCTGGCTTGCCATGCCTGTCGCATAACTGAAGACCTAAATCAGCTGCTGTCACAACCAGTTGACCGGGTTGCAGATGCCATTCATGACCTTTGAAATTCGCTTTGTATGGCTTTCTGGCGGCATTCAGGAGAAGGTTTTCCCACAGGGTTCGAAGATAAACATCTTTCGCCCATGACTGTTTCAGAATGCTCCGGTACAACGGAATGTAACCAGTTTTCTGGTTCTCCATCCTGTTGCTCCTGCGCTCGTGTGCGGCGCTGAAATCGTAGATTTTTGCTGTATTGCTCATCACTACCTGCCTTGACGAAAGACCTTAAGAACATCGTTAAACTGACTTACGGATATGTCTTCTTTAATCAGTTTTTCCAGAAATGAGTTTGGAATGAACGTATAGCCCTCCTCCTTTGGTAGAGACGGAAGCAACGCCCTCGCCTCAGCCTTCAGAAGCTCAGTTCTGGCAACTTTCACAAAAGAGATTTGAGTTCTTTCATCAATGGAACGAAGGAAACGCAAACGCTTAACTTCTTTGTGTGTATCAGGTGGATTAAAGCCTTTGTTTCGCATATAATTACCTCGTTGGATGTTGTTAAAATTCCATCTGTATTTGCTCAGAACGCTCGGTTGCCGCCGGGCGTTTTTTATTTCTCGGCATCACAGCTTCCACCGCCTGCCTTGCCACTTCCCTGATTAAACTCGTCTCCCATACCTTCTCCAGAAGAACGAACGTCACCGCCATATCCTGAATGTTCAGGCGGCTTACTTTTGAATCAGACCATCCCGCCATCTTTGCGAAATTTGTCTGGCCCATTGATACGAGTCGGGCGCGAAGCTCTGTTTCCACTTCGCGTATCTTTTTGCTGTGATTTGTGAGTTCCATTACTTAGTATTTCCTGTAGTTAATAGTTAGTTGTGCGCATTCGTTGATGCGCCTTGAAATATGTTTACCGCGTTGTCGGCGGTTCAAATTAGTAAAGAGCGGTACTACTTAGGCAGCATTAAGTTCAGGTGGGAACACATCGTCTAGCTGAACATTCGCGCCAAAACTGTTGAGCGCCTCTACGAGCTGGCGGCACATTCTCAAATCCGGATGGCGTCTCCCTGATTCGTAATGACCAATTGCTCCCTGAGTACACCCAACCTTTTCGGCCAGAACGGCCTGGGATACCTTCATGGTTTCCCGGATTTTCCGAAGATTGCTCATCGGTATATCTCCTCAGGATGGTACGTAACTTAATAATACATTTCGTACTAAATAAAAGCAAGGTAATTAATACAATATGTGTGTTGTCACAGTCAATACATCTCGTAATAATCGGCGCATGAAAACACCGTGGAATGAGCTGGCGAAAGCCAGAATGAAACAAATAGGCCTAACCCAGGATAAACTTGCTGAAGCTCTCGGTAAGACTCAAGGGGCGATAGGTCATTGGCTTAATGGCCGCCGCGAACCAAGTATTGAAGATATTGCAGCGATCATGAAGCAGCTAGGATTGAAGGAGCTTGTATTAAGTTCTGATGGGATGGTTGATTATCCAGACTCCAACCTGAACAATGTTTCAAGTCCTCGTCCACACACAGAAATAAGGAGATTTCCCCTGATTAGCTGGGTGAGCGCAGGTAACTGGTGTGAGGCTGTTGAACCTTACCAACTCCGAGAAATAGAGGTGTGGCCTGAGACAACTGCACATGCAAGCGAAAGGTCATTCTGGCTAACCGTTCGTGGCGACTCTATGACATCTCCTACAGGATTAAGCATACCGGAAGGAATGCAAATTCTTGTTGATCCGGCTATCGAACCGACTAATGGAAGACTCGTGGTGGCAAAGCTTGAGTCTGAAAATGAGGCAACCTTCAAGAAATATATTGTTGACGCTGGACAGAAATATCTTAAACCGTTAAACCCCAGCTATCACATGATCCCCATAAACGGCAATTGCCGCATTATCGGTGTTGTCATTGAAGCAAAATGGCAAGGACTCTAACAATTCCCTCCCCTAGCCCGCTTATGCGGGTTTTTTAATACTAAAATATTTTTTACATTCATTTTCATACACATAGTATTTATTTATCAATTTTCAGTACATTTTGTATTGACGACATTAAGTACATTTTGTATTGTTTAGCCATCAGCAGGACGCTGGTAGCCAAACGGAAAGGCAACGCTCTTTAACTTCGATGATGCGCTGACAAAGCGCGACAAGATACCAAACGAGATGGGTTTGGACTGGCGTGTGGTGGAGCTTAGGCCTAGCTGTACCGATCGGGCCGGACTGAGAAGCCACTTGAAATCCGGAAATTGAGACAGGTTCCGGCGCCAGTACCAAAGCCATTTCACATGAGGGTAAACAGATGCGTAAGCCAAAAACCACTACAAAAACAATTATTCATTTCACCTTAAAGCGTCGTCCTGAAGGCAACAGAAATGGAGACGAGCGAGGTCGTGTTTGGTTTCACAAATATTCGTTTTTAGATAAACCATTTTACCGGGCACCACGCCTGTTACGTCGTCTTTCTTTTAACTTCAACCAATAAAATATCTTTAGGGATCAATCATGACGGTAATCGTGTACGGGAAGTCAACGTTTGCAGGCAATGCTAAAACTCGCCGTCATGAACGGCGCAGAAAGCTAGCCATAGAGCGCGACACCATCTGCAATATCATCGATTCAATTTTTGGCTGCGATGCTCCTGATGCTTCTCAGGAGGTTAAATCGCATCGTGTTGACAGGGTAACAAAAGCAGTTTCACGTGCCGGGAACAAGGTTAAGCAAGAGAAAGTAGAGCGCAAGCAGAACCGAATTTACTACCACGATGCTAATCCGCTCGGAAATAAAATCCACGCCGTACAGAAGCAGCGCGGAAAATCAATTCCGGCTTATTACGATTGAGATGAGATATGGAAGAAGAATTTGAAGAGTTCGAAGAGCATCCGCAGGATGTAATGGAACAATACCAGGACTATCCTTATGACTACGACTATTGATAAAAATCAATGGTGTGGACAATTCAAACGATGCAATGGATGCAAGCTGCAATCGGAATGCATGGTTAAGCCTGAAGAAATGTTTCCTGTAATGGAAGATGGGAAATATGTCGATAAATGGGCAATACGAACGACGGCAATGATTGCCAGAGAACTTGGTAAACTGAACAACAAGGCTGCCTGATGGTGGCCTTTATTTTTGGCATAAACAACAGAGGTGAATATGAAAAAGTTTAAAGGTACGCCAGGCCCTTGGAGCGGAAAGGATGTACGCATTTGCAGGCAAGATAGAGCTGGGTTGCAGCTTGGTTTTATCATGACCCATGACGAAAATCGCGTAGCTGAATGTGAGGCCAATGCACACTTGATAGCAGCAGCTCCGGAGTTATTGGAAGCGCTACAATTGCTTCTCAACTCCTGGTCAAATGGTAGTTCTAAAGATATTTCAAACGCTGAGAGAAAAGCTCGCTCAGCCATCAGCAAGGCTCTTGGGGAGGAGTGATGGAAATAAATAAAGAGCAAGCATCAGAAATTATCAAACTTATCGAACAAGCATTACTTGATGGGTTTGATGATGAAATTTTGGTCTCGCTACACGAAAGTCTTACCAAATTTGTCAGCGAATAAGCACCTAATGACCATTTTAATAGTGGTCATTGTGAGCAATATCGCTCGTAACCAAACGAGGACGACGACTCGTTCTGGTTAATCGAAAAATCATCCCTTGATGTTATTTGCCGCTCGCAGTCAGGGCGGCTTTTTTATCTGTATGGCTAAAGCACCTCAAGTGAAATGCTTTAGCCATGCCAATAAATGAAAATGGAGAATCCCACGATGACATTTGCTATCGCGGGCGGTGCCGTCATGGGTATCGCCCAACTTAATGAATCACTTTTAGAGCGTATCACCAGAAAATTACGGGCCGGATGGAAACGTCTCGGTGAAATTCTTAATCAGCCAGGAGTACCACGCCATGACCATTACGCCTGTTAACGGAACAATTCTTGTTCAGCAAGGAAACAGGGAGTTCAACAAGCTATATGAGAAAGTATTTCCGGATACAAAACAGGGAATGTCTGATGCGTATACATGGGCTGCAGGAATAGCTCTTGGTTGGGATAAGTGGCAGGACGAAGAATGGGAGGCGCGTCATGTTGCATGATTTTGATGATAACGAGTTTATTGCCCTCATTCCTCCTGAAATTGAGGAAGAAGTGGAGCAGCAAATTAACTTAGCCGCAGAACGGCAGAATCCGGTTATTAGCTGGGATGAATTTGCGGGGTATTACTCATGAATCTGGATCTGTTAGATGAACCGTTCGCTGCTGAAGATATTGAGTGGCGAATACAGCAAAGCGGGAAAACACGCGATGGGAAGTTATGGGCTATGGTGCTGGCTTATGTCACGAACAGGGCAATCATGAAACGCCTGGACGATGTTTGCGGAAAGGCCGGATGGCGCAATGAATATCGCGATATTCCAAACAATGGCGGCGTTGAATGCGGAATATCAATCAAGATTGATTCCGAATGGGTAACTAAATGGGATGCCGCTGAAAACACGCAGGTAGAAGCCGTCAAAGGCGGTCGTTCAGGAGCAATGAAGCGCGCAGCCGTTCAGTGGGGAATAGGACGGTATCTGTATAATCTTGAGGAAGGATTTGCGCAGATATCCAGAGATAAGAAACAAGGATGGCACAGGGCAAAACTGAAGGATGGAACAGGATTTTACTGGCTCCCTCCATCGCTGCCGGACTGGGCCATGCCAGCATCATGCAATCAACCATCACCAGAAAATACCAACCAGAAATCTCCATCGGTTGACTGCGAACAAATCCTGAAAGACTTCAGCGATTATGCAGCAACAGAAACTGACAAGAAAAAGCTAATTGAGAGATATCAGCATGACTGGCAATTATTGGCTGGTCACGATGATGCGCAGACAAAATGCGTTCAGGTAATGAATATCAGAATAAATGAGCTTAAACAGGTGGCTTAATGAGAAGATTAAACATAACTCCAGCTGAGATGGAGTCAGTTTGCGGTCGCATGGTAGCTTGCCGTGCAGCAGAATATCTGGGCCTAAACATAAATCAGTTTTATTACATAGCAAAAAAACTGTCATTAAAAACGGCATTCGTTAAGCCAAGATGGAGCGACGACGAAGACAAAAGAATGCAGACGCTTATCTCATCAGGCTATACACAAAGAAATGTAGCAAAAATTCTCGGGCGAAGTGAAGAGTCGGTAAAAAGCAGGCTATCACGTTTACGAAAGAAATAACCCTATACGTACCACATTATTCGGATAACCTACCCTGGAGTAAATTATGCCTGCACCTCTGTATGGTGCGGATGACCCGCGCAACTGCTCCGGTAGCTCCAAGGCGGAGGTGCTGGAAAATATCAAAAACAATTTCGACACGTTTATCGATCTGCCACCAGAAACAAAAGCAGAACGGATGTACCGACGCGATATACAACTCGCAGAAAAACAGGAAAAAGACCGAATAAACGAAACAGCAATCCGACCATTCCGAAAAGCCACTTACACCAAATTCATTGAAATAGACCCGCGCCTTAAAAATTACCGTTCGCGTTACGGCGCTATCAGCAATAACTGAGGAATTCATCATGAGAGGTTTGTCCTACGACCCCGGAATCCTTCCATCTGAAATGATTATTCGACACCGCTTCAAACCCATCAACGATATCCCACGCGAAGAAATGCTTAAGCGAAATAGTTTTCCATCAGTGAATCAAAACAAATATCTGAATGCGATGTGGCGGAGTGGGAAGAAATGAAAGAAGTGAAAATATACACGATTGTCAGCGACCAGTTATCACCACTAATAACAGGAGAATCATTCTGTACTGATATGGTGCGTCATAGTGATTATGCGGAGCTTGAGGCTAAATACGCGGCGTTGGCGGAGGATAACGATAAAGCAATGGAGTCACTTAAGCAGGGTGATGCAGTTGTTAAGTTGGCGCACGAGAAGTTTTCGGCACTGGCTGCGGAGAATGAGACGCTGAAATACCAAGAGCCAAAGCTGGCAGCGATGATGTCATGCCTTGATGCGTTCTATTCTGACGATGACGTCCCGGAACGAGCCATGATGACCGCCTATAACATTCTTCGCAAGTCGGTAGGCACCCCAGCCACCGACGCTTTTCTGGCGGAGATGCGGGCGCAGGCTCACAAGGAATGCGCTTACTTTGTTGCTAACCGAATGCTGGCCGCATGGGATGCAGGATTTATCGACGACACAGCAAAGAACGCTGCGGACATCGCACGAATGATACTGACCTCCACAGAATTTATGGCTGATGCACCGGAAGGCGATTTTGATCGCTCATTCGCCGATGGCGTTATCGAAGATATCGCCGCCCAGCTTCGCAAAGGAGTGCAGTCATGATTACGGGAACCTCAAATTACGACGAAGTGCCGACGATACCCTGCAAAATCTGCGGCGGTTATTTCAAAGCCGATGATCCAGAAAATCACAAATGCGAGGGCCAGCCCAATGAGCAACATCGACAAACTCAATGACCATGAACTGGTTGATCTGAAAAGAGATATAGAGAGAGAACTTAAGCGACGCGCTGAAGGGCCAAAAATCACCACGTATTATGTCGTCTCCTGCATCACAGATGCTCAGCATTTTACTGATATGGACTGCGCCTTACGTTGCTTAAAACGTGTCACCGAAGACCTTATGGAGTGGGTAGCGGAATCCCCAGAAAATCGGGATTACGTCAATCGATGCACGGGTATTGTTGGGGCAAAACTCCAGGTGGAGGAGATGAATCTCGATCACTTCAACATGTGCGTTGCAGAAAAATATTTCGACGATATTTGTTATCCACCGGAGACAGCCCAATGAGCAACATCGACAAACAGGCGCTGCGTGAAGAATTCCAGTACATGCAAGACCATTACAGCGACCCAGCAGACCGTGCACGCCAGGTTATTTATATCGCCGCAGAGGCGCTGCTGGATGAACGGGAAAGGAACCAGCAATACATCAAACGCCGCGACCAGGAGAACGAGGATATTGCGCTAACGGTAGGGAAGCTGCGAGTTGAGCTGGAAGCAGCAAAAAAGAGCATGACAGAACAAAGCGCGATTGTAGCTGCTGCTGAAAAACTGGTTCGCTGCAAAGGTCGTTATCACAGCGGACTGAATTACCGGGCGCTGGCAGCAGCACCAAAACCACAAAATGTACCACAAAATATTCCGGAAAATATTCCTTCTGGAAAATCAACGTTAACTCCGGATGGTTGGATAAGCTGTAGTGAGCAGATGCCTTCCGCATGGGAACAAGTGTTGGCGTACCGTCCAGACGCGCCGGAAAGTAATGATCCATTAATCAAGATGGCAACGTACGTTGGCGGGTCAGCACACGGACACGGCTTTGATTGCTACTGCAACCAACCCACTGGATGCCGCTGCCAGCAGCACCGCAGCAGGAGGTTAACCGTGGCTAACCTGCAACTTGCCGTCAAAGGTGAATAACAATCCTCGCACTCGCGGGGATTTCTTTTATCTGAACTCGCTACGGCGAGTTTTGTTTTATGGAGATGATAAATGCACTTTCGAGCCACAGGTGAATGGAATGGAGAGCCATTCAACAGGGTTATCGAAGCAGAGGACATCAACGACTGCTATAACCACTGGATGCTATGGGCGCAGATAGCACATGCAGACGTAACCAATATTCGAATTGAAGAACTGAAAGAACACCAAGCCGCCTGATGGCGGTTTTTTATTGCCTGATTTGCAGGTTCGATTCCCTATTCGGAGATAGCACTCATGCAACACGAACTACAGCCTGATTCACTGGTTGATTTGAAATTCATCATGGCTGATACTGGCTTTGGTAAAACCTTCATCTATGACCGGATTAAGTCCGGCGACCTGCCAAAAGCCAAAGTTATCCACGGGCGAGCAAGATGGTTATATCGTGACCACTGTGAATTCAAAAATAAGCTCTTAAGCCGCGCCAATGGGTAAAATAGCGGGTAAAATATTTCTCACATCTAAAAAACACCATTCTAATCAATCCCCTGTCGCGTCAAGTAGATGTCTGCAGGGGACACCATTGATACCCAGGACATTCTCTTCTTGCTGCATAGTCTTTCGAGCGGTTCCCCTTTCATGTTGCTTTTATTGCCCCTATGCAATATCACCGGACATGCCACACGTTCAGCAAAAAGTCGTCATCGGCCGGTTATGACCGATGACATCCCGATGTGGTCTAGAAGCGATACTGCAACCCCGCGGTAACCGTATAGTTATTATTAGCTATACCTGCGGCATCGCCACCAAAATACGCCGTATCACCGCTGGTTTTATCTATGATTTGCGTACCGCCCTTACCTTCTTCATATTTACTGTAAGCAAACTCAGCAAAGATTTTTGCATTACTGGTAATATAATATCCGGCGTCAATAGAAGCGCCATAATATCGTGAATTTTCCGTTTTTTCACGGAAGGTAAGTTTGCGCATGTAGTGTTCGTCATTATCATGCGCATTTACCCAGTCGCTGTATTTAAACAGTACATTACACTCAAAGTCATTAATACGATAATCACCCGCCAGCCCGATATAGGGCATTTCGAAACGCTGGCTATAACCTATGCCGCGCACGCCATGAGGAAAGTTACCAATATACCGACCATTATCATAAATATAAGACCCGCCTCTTGCCGTCCAGCTAAAACGGGTTTCCTGATAGCCCGCTGTTACGCCCGCCTTGTAGTTATCGCCCTGCAATAACCAACCTTTCACGTTCAAATCGTATTCATTAGCATAGTTGGCGCTGGTATCCGGATGAATTGAACGATCGGTCCAGCCTGGCTGCTCACTGCTCATCCAGTCATGGTCAACCATATGACCCGATCCCGACGCCAAAGACGTCCAGCCGCGGGCGTCCAGCGTCATGAACGAATAGGGTTCCCATGAGAAATCCCCCTGCAACGTGGCGACATTTTTTATTTTCCAGTCCAGTTGACTAATCTTCCGCCCGGTGTCGGTATCATAAACCAGCTCCCTGGATTTACCATTTAACACCCCCACGGAAAGGGATGTCGTGACGCTATCAGGAGAGACGTCCGGAATAAATAAGGTAGACTCCGCATAAACCGACTCAGAAAATACGGCGATCATCATTACTGCAATAGCATGTTTTTTCAT